GTTGTTGCTGTTAAACCATCTAAGCAATTAAACTCTGTACTTGTTACTCCTGTAGCTCTTAAGTCTTTGGCATAATTTAAATCAGCGCAGCTTCCAGTAAAGCCATCTATTTTATTAAGCTCTGTTGTAGTTGCAGTAAGACCATCTAAGCAGTTAAGTTCTGCTGTAGTTGAAGTTAATCCATCAACGCAATTTAGTTCTGTAGTTGTTGATGTTACTCCATCAAGTTTATTTAACTCAGCAGCTGTTGAAGTAACTGCTGTGCCATTAAGTACTAGCTTGCTGTTACCCATACAAACTTCATCTGCAAAAGTTGCCCTTTGATTAGCAGCTAAAGTTAAAGCATGAGTATCATTAGTAAATATAACAACTTCGCCATCACTCTGACAAGATCCTATATAAAGACCGTCTCCTCCACCTCCACTGGTAGGATCTTGCGTTCTTATTTCATAATCAACAGTACCACTACTATTAATAAATTGAATATGATGATCGTCATCGTCTGAATTATCTTGTAAAATTAAGACTGGAGAACCATCTACAATGCACAGCTGTTTCATGCATGCGGCGTTATTAAATAAAGCCTTACCAGCATCTGACATGTCAAGTGTAAGAGCTGTTATATCAGATCCACCATCACTACCACAAAAAATTATATCGTTATCGTCCTGTCCAGATTTTATAACAAAATTACTTCCACTATTTTGAAAAGCGCCAATAATGGTTCCATCATCCTTAAACCTTATATCTGCACCATTAGCATCTAAATTTATATCGCTTTCAGCATCTATAACAACATCGTCGGCACTACATATATTTAAAATTCCACAAGCATTATTTATAAAACCGTTCGCTCCGTTATGCTGTATTTGCATATCGTTACCGGTACCAAAACCAGCTTGAACACCGTCCGCGTGTAAAGTACTCTTAAAATAACAAATACCACCAAAACCACCATCAACTGCAAAGTATGGTGTTGTCGCGCTACCATCACCGCAATCTGCTGTAAATATAATATCCCCATCTGTAGCAGCGTTTTGTATACATAAATGTCTACTATTTTCTCTAATAATAGAATCTGCACTATCATTGACTATTTGTAAATCGCCCCCTGTACCAAAATAAGCATTTACATTATCACTAAATCGTACATTTTTATCAAATATTGTACAATTAGCACTACTATCAATATGTATATAATTACCAGCAGTACCACTAGAGTTTTCAGCGCAGAATATTATATCATTACCATGATCGTAGTTATAAACTACAATATCACCATTATGACTTTCAAAGAAATTATTAGTACCGTTATGATACATTCTCATGTCCCCATCGTTCCCCATACGAATGCTGCAGTTATCCGCGAATGTTACAGTACCAGCTGTGGGTCTTTGAACACCAAAACCAGTTGAGCCACCTGCAAAGTAGTTGTTACCGTTAGTAGCACTAAGACCACCATAAGCACTTATGTTACCGTTTACAGTTAATGCTGCATCATTATCTGAAAATCCAATTTGTGAGCCGACACCAATAGATACCTTAGCTTCATTAGCATTGTTAGCTGATATTACTACGCCTTTAGTTCCTAGAAATGAACCTAATCTTATACAACCATGGCAACCACTAGTAAGGCACACTTCACCAACATTTGAAATAAACTGAGCATCTACTTTTGAAGCAACTACACAACTAGTACCTCTTACGATCTTTCCTTGTACATTACAGCAAGTAGTACAAATATGACCAAGAGCGCTTAAGTTACCATGAACAGTTAGTTTTTCGTCAACCCCCGCGGTGCTACCACCAATAGCAACATTTCCACACCCGGCTCCATTAATACTAATATCCCCGCTCCCGTCACCCCCGCCGTCAATTCGTGCTACATTGCTAGAATTATTCCATAAACGGAGTGATCTTCCACCACCGGTATTTACAACCGCGATTCCACCGGATGAAGTATTAGCATGTTGTTTAACATGTAACTTTCCAAAAGTTGGTTTATTACAACCTATACCAACTTTACAAGCAAAGTAATTATCCATCTTAGTAGCGCTAAGACCACCACAAGCGCTTATGTTACCGGCTACAGTTAATGCTTCCCCCGGATTTGTTTCACCGATGCCTACAAAAGAACCATTATGTAACAATGACATTCTTTCAACACCATCAGTAACTAGTGCCAATCTAGTAGGTGAAGTCGAAGCCGTATAACCCCATGTAGGCATATCGTGAAAAGAATAACCGCATGTAAGAGTGTGGCCAGCTCTAACTTGCCCATCTTGAACTTGGAGCGCTGCTCCTGGATTAGTTGTTCCTATACCAACATTACCCCCATCTTCAATATAGAAAGCAGATGTACCATCGTCTTGAAAGTCTACTACTGGTTGCGATCCAAGCTGATTTGCGAGTATTGCCGGACCAGTACCAGCATTTTGAACTTCAATAGCAGATGTAGTTTCTATTCGAGTATCAATACATGTTACTGTACCACGTACAGATAAATTACCCATTAGAGTAGAATGTCCATCAATATCTAAATTACCAGTTCCACATATAGCCCCTGTTGCCTTTATACCATCATCCGTAGTCTCGAACTTCTTAGAGTCATTGAACCGCAGCTCCACCCTTCCATCTGGGACATACACCAACCCTTTATTGGCATTATGCCCTATTACGACATCATTTTCACCGTTATTTCTAATGAATAGATCACCAGTAGAATTATCTATATAAGAATGTTCACCGGTGTCACTGTGATATATTTGTAAATCTTCACCGTTACCAAATGTAGCGCAAATGTTATCATCCCATTTGGTCTTTCTCTTCATTCGGATAGCGCACTGACTACTGTCTAGGATTACATAGTCAACCGCAGTACCAGATCCAGCAGAGGCTTGTAAGTAAATATCAGCATTATTTTGATTATGACTTATATAAAGACTACCTGTTCCCCCCTGTGCTATGTAACTATTATCACAATCATGGTAAATTTGTAAATCATTACCGGTTCCAAACATTGCTTTAACGCAATCAGAATGCTTTACTGCATCTGCAGATTCATCAACTTGAAAATAACCACCATTATCAGTACATACAAGTAAGTCACCATTATCAATAGTAAGAGCGTATGCAGGTCTGTTTATACCAATACCTACATTAGAAGCAAAGTAATTATTTACTTGCGTTGAACTAAGACCGCCGAGAGCACTTATCCCCCCTGTTGATGTTATTTTTACTGACATTCTATATACATATTTAATTACATTTTACGGATCATCGCCTTAACTAAGTGTGAATCTCCTGTACCAGCTTCCATAGATTGAGCTATAACAGAACCATAAATAGGATCAAGTGTTTTTCTACCGTGTCCCGGTTTATCAGATGTAGTTATATAATCACCAATCTTTATGTCTCCAGTAACTAGAACAGGCTCTGCACCTAGAACTATTGGCTGACACACACCATTTTGCGTTACTCCAAATACTTTTTTATCATTTTCTCTTGTTGATTGTATTAAGTCTCCACATTCACCTATAACAACTAACGTACCAGTTGGGTAGCAAGCTAATTTATCATTAGCAGCTTTTTGCTCAAAATAACCACCAGCTATGACACAAGCAAAATAACCATCACCAGAAGCACTTATGCTGCCTCCTACAGTAAGTCTCTCATTTGGCGTGAGGACGCAACCCGTGTTGTCGTTGCCTATACCAACAAAACCGCATGCGCAACTATCGGTACCTATGGTCATTCTAGGTGTTGTACCAGATACATCTATCTTAATATTACAATCACCGATAACTAGATTATCAGAACTGTCCATCTTAACTGCATCAATCACACCACCACTAGCAGTTTCCGTTTGATATCTTCGGTTATTATCTATTCTTATATCTCCTCCACCGACATGGAGTAATGACTGAGGGCATGTTGTACCAATACCAACACAACCATCGGACGCAATAGTAGCTCTGACTACTCCTGCTGCTCCAAGTTGCAATGCCGTACTAGAAGCAGTAGATGCTAAAAGTGTAGCTCTAGCAATAGTGCCAGTTATATGTCCAGTGCCGCTTCCCTCTACTCCAAATAGACCTTGTGATGTCGCTGAGCTAGTTTTGACAAGCATACCAGTTACAGCAGAAGTGTCGTTGCTGCCTTTAACCTCAACTTGCCCACCAACAACCGTTAATTTACTTTCTGGACATGATGTACCAATACCCAGACAACCATCTATAGTAATTCCTGTATCGATAGCTGATATTACACTATCACCTAATGTACCTGTATCATTCCACTGTGGTATCTTAAACTTTGTACCTGACCCATCAATGGTACCGGATGATGTTGCGAAGATATCTGCTAAGTCTCTTCCTCCAGATATAAAGCCACCATAAGAACTGTTACAAGCAGCAAAATGTTTCCCAGTACCAGCACTTATGTTACCAGCAAAAGTTGCTGATGCATTATTATTTTCTAAATATAGTATACTATCACCATCGCCGTCTATAAACTTAAAACCGCTCCTACCTGCTACTCCGCCTGTAGATGCATTTGTTTTAAAATCTAATCTACCATAACCTGCAGCTGCATCACCTGTATTTTCAACTCGTTCTAAAGTTGTAACAATATCAGCAGTACTTATTTTAAAATTATCAAAAGGAGTGCCACCAGCTAATCGGTTTACACATATACTACCATTTGTTATTATACCACCGTTGGCACTAAGACCACCACTAGCACTTATGTTACCGGATACAGTTAGCTTTTGATTTGGTGTTGCAGTATTAATTCCTACGTTTTTAGTGCTAGTATCAGAATAAATTGTAGGATTACCAGATTCATCTGAAACATAAAAATCATTACCCGAAGAAGCAGGTTTTATTTTAAAGCTATTGCTATAAGTCCCACCAGTTCCGTGTGAACCTATTCTCCATGTTTCACTACCACCAGGTTTAAATAATAAATGTGTATTTGTATCATAGCTACCATGTGCACTTTCAATAAATGCTAAACCAGCACCTCCATCATAATCTATACCTAAAGATACCGGATTAGCAGAATGAAATAACTCTAATGCAATAGTATTACCGGTAGTTTTTGATCCAATTCTTAACTCATTAGTAGCGGGTCCACCTCCACTACCTCCTATATAATAACCACAACTCGTACCATCTAAGCCTATATTTTTTGCGCTAAGACCGCCACCAGCACTTACATTACCAGCTACAGTTAATTGTGTACAACTTTGACAAGCTATGCTGTTACCAATTGTATCTGCATCAGACCAAACTGGTAAGAAGTTTGCGGTTCCAGATCCATCAATGGTACCTGTACATGTTGTAAAGATGTCTGCTAAGTCGCGACCACCTGATATAAACCCTCCATAAGAGCTATTACAAACCGCAACACGCTCTGCACTAAGAGTGCCTGTTGCGCTTATGTTACCAGCTACAGTAAGTTTTTCATTAGGTGTTGCTGTACCGATACCGACCTTACCCGTATCTCTAGGAATTATTATAACCGGATTATCATCTGACAACGTTGTATTATTATCAGCATGAACTCCTAATATAAAATTGTTATCAGCACCATCATAATGAACATAACCGCCCATCCAATTTGCACTTCCTTCAATAAGACGAAGTTTTGATCCCTCATCGTCATTTCCATTACTCTGAATAGCTAATGTTGCTGCTCCGGATCGACATATGTGAAGTGGGTAACTAGGAGTAGTTAGACCAATACCAACACAATCTGCGTTGACCGTTAATTGCGGATCGTTGTTTATATTTAAAGTTAAAATTTGACCTGATTTTGAGTTTAACCCCGTTGCGCCATTTGCATTTTGCTTAACAGCATAATTAGCTGAAGTACCGTTATCAAAATGGGAAAAGTAAGCATTATCAGCTACATAATTACCTATTCTTGATTGACCAATAACAGCGTTTGTTGGTACATCTCCTCCAATACAGATGTTACTCCCGCTTATCAAACCACGGTTAACAAGTGTTGAACTATTAAAATAAGCACAACTAGTACCAATCGTATCTGCATCTGTAAATTGAGGTACATGGCATGTAGTACCTGACCCATCAATGGTACCTGTACATGCTGTAAAGATGTCTGCTAGGTCTCTACCCGCTGAAACAAAACCTCGATGTGTTGATCTAGCACTAAGACCTCTAAATGCAGTTAGTCCGCGATTTACAGTTGCTGCACGTACTTTAGCATCCCCATCAACATTTAAATCATTTGTAACACATTGACTACCGCATGTTTTTACCCCTGTACTTGTTGTCTCAAGTCTTACAGTACCGCCCTGTGATAGTTCTATTTTTTCTCCGCTACCTCCTCTAGCGCCTAGCATAATATTACCGCTATTAGCATCTTGTATATAAACACTAGCATCGTTAGTGGTTATATATAAATCACCTGTACCGTTTTCAGAAATATAAGAGTTAGCTCCGTCGTGTTGTAGTTGTAAATCATTGTCTTTACCCAACTTTATTATACCGTCATCTATTAAGCATATGTTACCGCTAGTGCTGAGATTACCCTGTACAGTTAGTTTATCACCTGGAGTTATTGTACCTATACCAACTTTATCAGTTCCAGCATTTGTAAACAACAAACTCGTATCTGTATCACCTTCAACTCTAAAGTCTATGTCCGCCCCAGCTTCATTAAAAGTGATTTCGTTTGAAGCATCCTGAGTAATATCTATAAAATTAACACCTCCAGCTTGAATATTAATATCATCATCTGTAAAATTAATGAAAGTATTAGTATCATCTAAATGTACAATCTTACTACTTACATACAATAAACCATCTTGGTCAAGTTCCATTAACTCAGTATCACTGGCATTTTTCCATGTAAGATTATCATTTCCACCCTGTGATGAATCTGGGTCATTATAATTTATCCATTTTCTTGAACCAGCTTCTAACCATTCAAATCCTGGGTGATTACCGGCTGTTGCCTCCACTCTAATTCTAGGATCTACATCGCATGCGATTATACTACCAGCTACACCAACGCCGTTATTTGTAGCAGAAAGAGGACTATCGCCTAATGTATCAGTATCATTCCATTGTGGTATCTTGAACTTTGTACCAGTACCATCAACGTTACCAGATGTTGTTGCAAAGATGTCTGCTAGGTCACGACCAGCTGAAACAAAACCACCGTTGGTAGAATTGGCACTAACAGAACAAGCTTGAACTGTATTACAAGCGCTTATGTTACCAGCTACAGTAAGTTTTTCACCAGGAACTGTTTCACCGATACCAACATTACCATCACCTCTTACCTCAAAATAATTAGTACCTGCCAAGCTACTTACCTCAAACGAAACATCTGAGGCATTAGAACCACCATCAACTTTTAATCCATAGTTAGCTCCGGCTGTTGCTTCTGTGTTAGTTATTCTAGTTACGTAATCACCATCTTGCTCAGCGCAAACATGAAGTTTATTGCTAGGGTCAGCCACGCCAATACCTAATCGACCATCTATAGTAATTCCTGTATCAATAGCTGATATTACACTATCTCCTAAGGTATCTGTATCACTCCATTGCGGTATTTTAAACTTTGTACCAGTACCATCAACGTTACCGGATGATGTTGCGAAAATATCTGCTAAGTCGCGACCACCTGATATAAATCCTCCATAAGAACTATTGCATACAGCAACATGCTCTCCAAGACCAGCGCTAAGACTACCGGTAGCGCTTATATTACCGGATACAGTAAGTTTTTCGTTTGGTTCTTCTGTACCTATACCTACATTACCTCCATTAAAGTACGAGACTCCGTTTGTTTCTAGTCTTATAGTCTCTACTGCCGATGCATTAAAAATAGAAAATCTAGGATGATTACTATTAAATGCGGAGTCAAGAACCTTACGGTTAGAGTTATCCGTGTTTGTTATAGAAAATGGCGACTGACTATTTGTCGACCAGACTTCTAATCTAGATCCATCTAAAGTTCCATCTGCTTCACCGACTAGTAAATTACAATATACAATTGCAGTTGTAGAGTCAACTTTAAGAATATCATTTGTACCAAGAGTCGCGTTTCTACTTATCTTAAAGGTATTAGAGGCATTATCGTCAATACCTATGGAGTAATCAGATCCACTATCTAATTTAAAATGAAGAAAAGGATCTCCATTACCATTATCAGATTCTATTCTCAATTGAGACTCGCTAGAATTACTACTAACATGAAGAAGGCTTTCCGGTCTATTTGTCCCGATACCTACATTACAATCAAAATAACCGGCGCCTTCTGTAGCGCTAAGACCACCACAAGCGCTTATGTTACCAGCTACAGTAAGTTTTTGTCCTGGTGATGATTCACCAATGCCCAAATTTCCAGCGTTGGTGAGATACATCCTTGAATCACCAGATGTATTAGCAGGTTCTGCCCCTGTGGAAAAATTAAGAGTGCCATTAAGATTGTATAAAGCAACTCCTTGACTAGCATTACCGGTAGAAAAGAATAAACGATTTGAAATAGAAGAACTTTCACCCTGAGATAGATCAATTCCAGCAGCACCAACACCATCTCCTGACACTTCGAGAATAGTAGAAGGTCTACAAGTACCAATACCTACATTACAAGCAAAGTAACCAACACCTTTAGTAGCGCTAAGACCACCACAAGCGCTTACGTTACCATGTATTGTTGTTTGTCCTGTACCAACTTCAAGTTTATAATCACCTGTATGTATTTCACTACCATCAGCTATTACAAAACTATCTGCAGATTGGTCCACCCCTGCCGCCCAGCATTTTGTTCCTTGATTATATCTTATTTGAGGGTCAGCATTACTACCTAATATACTAACACATAGACCAGATGTGCCTATATCTCTTTCGAAAGTACCAAGAAGTGAAGCGCCGGTAACACATATACCACCAACTGAATCATCATCATTAACATGAAGAGGTTTACCTGGTCTATTTGTACCAATACCAACATAACAACCAAAATAATTATTCATCTGGGTAGCACTAAGACCGCCACAAGCACTTACATTACCAGCTACAGTTAGTTGCGTACTGCTTTGACAAGCTATGCTGTTACCAATTGTATCTGTATCAGACCAAACTGGTATAAAGTTAGCTGTACCGGTACCATCAACATTACCTGAACTAGTTGCAAAGATATCAGCTAGATCTCTTCCAGCAGAAACAAAACCTCCATTGGTAGAGTTAGCACTAACAGAACAAGCTTGAACTGCATTACAAGCGCTTATGTTACCAGCTACTGTAAGCTTTTTATTTGGCGCTGTAGTACCTATACCAACTTTACCGGATGATGGCATTAGTACATTATAGGTTAATTGATTAACTCTAAATAAATGAGTACCGTTACCTGCTTCTACTCTTAATCCATCAAAATTACCACTTGAACCACCACCACAAAATACTGCTAAATCTCTATCAATTGTTTTAAGAGCCGATACTTGCAAATATGATGACGGTCGGTTTGTGTTAATTCCAACGTTACAAGCGAAAAAATTAGGAGCTTTTGTTGCGCTGAGGCCACCGCACGCACTTATGTTACCAGAAACAGTAAGTTTTTGTCCTGGGCTCGTACTACCTATACCTACATTACCATCTCCATTGAAGAACATCTCTCTACGACCATCGGTAGAGTTAAAAATAGTTAAGCCACCACCTAGATTTCTAAATTCGTATGTATCATCCCCAGCTCTTTGTAAAACAAAACCGTATTGAGTTCCCGAGCCTTCTACTTTTACACTACCATCTTTTACATGTAATGATGTAGTTGGACCAGTAGTACCTATACCAACATTGCATGCAAAGAAATTTTTTGCTTCTGAAGCACTAAGGCCACCGCATGCACTAATATTACCTTTTACAGTAACATTGCTATTAAATGTAGCAGCTCCGCAATTAGACATATCAAGTCTTAAAGCTTCAAAATTTCCAGAAGAAGCACCACAAAAGACCATGTCCTTATTATTAGATTTGGCATGTATTATTAAATTACAACTATTATTTGTAATTCTTCCATACTCAACACCATTATCTTTAAGTTTAATATTTCCGCCATCGCCATCGAGAATAATATCACCACCTGCATCTATAGTTAAATCACCTCCGTCAGATATGGTTGAATCATTTAGAGTTATATCATCTACTGTTAAAGAACATAAAGTACCTAATGATGTTACACAGGGTTGTGCAGCAGTTTGTAATGTGCCAGTGATATTTGTACCAATAATATTTGTACCTTGAATATCACCACAAGCAGATATATCACCAACAACAGTAAGTTTTTCATTTGGTGTTGCAGTGCCAATACCAATATTGCCTCCATCAGTTATAGCAATAAAGCCTCTTTCAATTAATCCGGTATTTAAATAATGACCAAACTTAGCTACATTATTACTTCTATCAAATCTTATAGCAGCATATCTAAAGTTACCATCAATTGCTGAAACACCAGCAAGGGAGTATCTATCATTTCCATCTGTGCTAAATGACAGAATATTTCCTACTGCCTGAAGTTGTGCAATACTGGACGGACTCGTTGTACCAATACCGACTTTACCATTTATAGTAATGCCTGTATCAATAGCTGATATTACACTATCACCTAAAGTATCCGTATCATTCCATTGTGATATCTTAAACTTTGTACCCGACCCATCAACATTACCTGAGCTTGTAGCAAAGATGTCTGCTAAATCTCTTCCAGCGGAAACAAAACCATTGTGTGTTGATCTAGCACTAAGACCATCGAAAGCAGTAATACCGCGAGATGTAGTTATATTATTAGAAAATGTTTTAATACCACCTATAGTTTGTGTACCAGTAGTTCGAACTACAGAACTATTAACACCAACGGTATTTGCATTTACAGTTATACCGTCACCAAAACCAACACCAAGGGAAACATCACCTGTACTTCCTCCTCCAGTTAACCCCGGTCCAGCAGTAACGCTAGTTATATCACCAATATTAGTTGTAAATATATCTGCAAGATCTCGACCAGCTGAAACAATACCATTATTTGTTGATGTTGCACTTATTGAATTACCTACTAAAGTATTACTGCAAACTGAAGTTGTACCACATATAGCAGGGCTACAAACTGAAGTTGTACCGCATATAGCAGGACCACAAATTGCAGTTGTACCACATATAGCAGGACTACAAACTGAAGTTGTACCACATATAGCTGGACTACAAATTGCAACACTTGCGCTTAAAGACCCTGTGGTTCTAGTCATATTAGAACCACCACTTAGTAAACTATCAGTTAGAACTGTAGATCCTGACCATGCTGGTATAAAGTTTGTAGTACCTGATCCACATACACTTCCAGAGGAAGCAGTAGTTACAAATATATCTGCAAGATCTCGACCAGCTGAAACAATACCATTATTTGTTGATGTGGCACTTAATGATAGACCTTTAATAAAACCTGTAGAACTTACATTACCAGCAATAGTAAGCTTTTCATTTGGTAATGCAGTATTAATACCTAAATTACCACTATCTGCAAAATTTATTACTCCCCCCTCTTGATCAACAAATTCTGCGATAGGTTGATTTGCACCTTTTTGTCTTACATATAAAGCTGGTCCAGTACCATTATTAATAACTGACAGAGCAGAAGTCGACGTTACAATAGTTTTCGTAAATGTGGCAGATGTTGCTTCAAACTCTGTTGCAGTTAATTTAGTAAACGTTGCGTTAGTACCAGTAAGAGCATTCAAGAAAGCATTACCACCCACAGACAAATCCTGTGTGATAGTTGCACCATTCTTTACCTTAAAATCTTTGTTTAATGCCATATCTACGAGTTCACTTTCCCCCGTAAATATATTTATGTTGCGTTATGATTTAATAATGCGCAACACCATATATTGTTACAGTACAATTGGCTGTTGTTGTAATAACAAGATCTATTGTTGAAGAAATAGCTGTTGTTACTTCAGAAAGAAGAGATGTAGCTTGCGCATCCACTATACCATACGTCGTACCATCAGCTACACTTGCTCCATCATGTGTTACTAATATTTCAAAAGCTGTTCGCGCAGGTGTATTATTTGAAAGAGTAACTATGTATTTAGCAGTTTTAAAATCTGTTTTATTAAATGTATTTACAGTATTGACTCCAGTAGATAAAGGACCTGTAAATACACTTGTCTTTGAAAAAACAATATTATTTGCTGCATATTCAATAATATCCCCCCTTACAATTAAATCACCACTAACTTCATTATTATTAAAGGTAAAATCTTCCCCTGCGGTCATTTCATCCCACGTTGCATTACCGTCTCCTGTCGTCTTTAAAAAAAGACCTGCGGGCTGATTACTTGATTTTATATCAACACCCTCAACATGAACTTGCGAACTTGATAGTATATTACCGTTCCAAGAACCAAAGTAATCAACTGCAGAAACACTACCAGATAAAACACTTATATTACCGGCTACAGTTAGTTTTTCGTCAGGAATAATTCCTAAACCAACATTACCTTCAAAATAACTTCTTCCGTCGTATGTTCTTATGGGCTTAGCCATTAAACATATTTAATCGGTATGCCTGATCTCTCAACAAATCCTCGTTGTTTGATATATGATGAGCTTGAAACTGCTAGATCGGCGCGTTTATCAGCAATAGGTCCAACTCGTGGCATATTTGGATTACCGTAAAAATGATAAACATACAATATATCACTAATATGTTTAACAGCAGAATAATCACCATCTCTTTGTCTTAGTTTATATAATAATGGTAAAATATAAGCGTGGTCAGTTCCCATTTGAAACCATTTATTATCATGATCTAAAAAATTAGCTTTAGGAATTGATAAAAGAGCTTTTACTTTAAAGGTTGACATATGGCTAGTAATCCAATCATCTTTATATGGATCCCAATCTTTTGAAGGTATAGATTTCGAAATACCAGGTTTATCATCACTAGATAATCTATAGTTTGAATAAACGTATTCTAATTTTGGATTTTCATCATATGTCTTTTTTACAATAGATAGAGCGTCTTTTTTAGCTAACCAATCATCACTATCAACTGCGCAAATAATATCTTCCGGATCTTTACTACAAGCATGATCAACAATATTTTTTAATCTATAATTTCGTGTTTCATTTTGAATTATTTTAATATATGAATTGCGATCTTTACACTTGTTTAATATATCTACAGTTTCTTGATCCGACATATCATCAACGATTATATGACTATCAGGTTGTAGCGTTTGTCTTTCAACGCTATCGATACAATTTAGAAGAAATGGACCGGGATTTCTCCCTGGAGATATAACATGTATCTTACTCATTATTGTTTAGGAGTCTTAATATGAGGTACATCAACCATACTTAAAGTATGATGCATAAGTCTTTCATGTGATACTCTTTCAGGGTTAATATCAAGACCACCTCTACGAGCATATAGACAACGAACAGCTAATTCATCAGGACTAATTGTATCCATAAGCCTTTTATAAATAGCTTCACAAATTTCTTCATGAAAATGACATTCATCTCTAAATGAAACGATATATTGCAATAACGAGATAGGATCAACAGTATTTTTACCTTTCATATAGATATAAACATCACCCCAATCAGGTTGCGAAGTTACCCTACAGTTTGACTTTAGCAATGAACTATGATAATAAACCTCTTCAGAAGGTGCATCTTCAATCTCTACTAGTAAATCAGGATCTTCTTGATATACAGAAAACTCAATATCTTCTACAGGATAATCATCTTCAAGAGTAATATACTTAGGGTGATTCCATTCTGCCTTAGCAGAAAAAATATTCGTATCACTAAGAACGTATTCGTTAGAATGAACTTTAACTTGAACTTCTGTTTCTAGATATTTACTTAAATCACTAGCAGCGCGCTTACTAATTTCTTGTCTAACTTCTTCAGCAGTATCGCCAAGTTTAGTCATATTAAAAGAGTTAAAATATAACTTAATAGATTTAGACTCAACAATATATTTACTAGAGCAAGGATAAACGCATTTAGCAACTCCTGTTACAGGAAGACCGTGATTAGTTAAAGCAGATACTTCATACGCATTCCAAGTATCATAACCTAAGAAAGGTAGTTGATCGTCATCAATATTAAGATGAGTTCTATTAGACTGACGAGGCTCTCTAACTAAGAGTTTAGGATCGTAAGTAGATTTATATTTAGAAATAGCACCTAGATGCTTACTAATATTACTATTATCAAGAATTGCGTTAGCCATATTAAATTTTAATATCAAGGTTTAGTTTATCAAGAGTACTCTTAATAGTTTCTAATCTTTCTTTAACAGAACCTTCCAAGTATACTACTCGAGGTCCTTTCTCAATAATACTATACTGCAAGTACATATCAAAAAGACCAATAATATCTTCTCTAAAATGCTTATCGATACTTCTTTCTCCATCATCTACTAACTCAACATCATCAGGACTAGTATAAAAAATAACATCATACTCGTTCCTAAGCTTTCTATAGATAAGATCACATGCATCGTAAGTAGTTCTATTTATCTTTCCTTTATCTAAAAGATAATGACTATAAACTATACCGTCTAAAGCGCATCTATCTAATATTTTATTAACACTTCTTATTAAATTATCCGTTCTACCTTTATAGATATTACGAATATGCTCAGTCATAATTAACATCTGAGTCATATCATCCCCACCTTCATTAATAGGAACTTCGTATTCACGCTTTACTAATCTAGTTACTTCGGGAATAAATTCAAAAGAATGACTACCTAAATTTTTACACTTTAAATGCTCAAGTAAAGTAGTTTTACCCGTACTTTGAGCTCCAGTAAACGAAAAGATCATATAGTATTATATAAACGTTCCTTTAAAAAACTATACCAAGCATTTAATGATGTTTTTCTTAATGCATTGTACGTATCATCTAACGTTAAAATACTAGCAGTTGAAGTCTCACATACTGTCTCTACATTACCGGCATCTACTTCTTCTACAACTTTATGAACTACACTACCAACTTTATAGTACTTATGAAGATCGTCCCACGCTCTTTTCTGCGGATCTTTTCCTTTTAGTTCTGGATACTTAGTAATAAGACCTGGATGACCATTATAGATATTATATCTTTCGCATTTATCTGGAGGGACTATTCTTAACCAACCATTAAGAGTTATAATAGTAGGTTCTATATCATCTACTACTTCGTCTAAAATATCTAAAGTTTTACTATCTTTACCAAAAGTAGTAAGCCATTTATATTCAACTCCTTTCAATATATTTTGAATTTTGCTAGGATGATTATTCGAAATAATTAAATCAGGTTTTCGTTGTATCTGTTCAGATATATCTATGATCTCTTGACCAGTTTGAGAAAACAATGCTATCCATTTATTATATTTTTTCATATTATCTATTCTTAAATATCCATCTATCTACCCAGAAGAAAATATTAGCACCTACAAACTGAAAAGCAATAACACTAGTAGCAATACTCCAATTTAAATAGTCTTGAAAAAACCAAAGACAGGGATAGCAAATTATAAAACCTAATTGCCATCTTATATTGTACTTAAGATATCTTTTTAGCATCTATAGGTATTTTAACGCCGTAAAGTTAATAAGCAAGTGGATAGTATTATCACATGCAACTAAAAGCCATAAGGATAACCATTGCGGGACGTCTTTATGATACCCCGTCTCTTTACAATCTTCCCATTTATGCCAATACTTTTTAGGAGCTAATCGACTCTTAGCAAAGACTACATAGCGCGCTAATCTAAACCGATCAATAAAAAAATGAGTAACGCATATAACTGCAAATGCTTCAGCAGAGGGACATAGAATTAAAAACGGTAACGAGTAAGTAACAGCATGTGCTGCAGCGGCTTTACTGCATTTCGTTTTATTGAGGGCCATCCAGTCGCTTTGAAGAAGATAGTCACCAATTAGATGTAATATCAATTGGAGCATTTATTTATTATTTTATACTCATACATCTAATTTTCAAGGTCTTTATTAAATAATTTTGTGGATGATTTTTTTAAATTAGTTACCGAGGTAGGCTTTCCAATAGCTGGCGCTGTTGTATGTGGAACTTTTGTATTTATTATTCTTAAATTTATACTTAGTGAGATAACAAGCTCAGTTAAAGGCCTTGGTGGAATGATAAAATCATTAGAAAATAGAGTACAAACTATGAATAATGATATAGTTAAAATAGATACATTAGTTTCTTATGCTTTTAATAAACACCCTAATTTAGATAGATTAGCTGCAAATGAAGGAAAGGAGGACGCAAGGAAAGACTAATGACAGAAACAATAGTAAAACTTATAAATGATTTTGGATTTCCAATATTCGCTGCTTTTGGTTTAGGTTATTTCGTTTATTATACATGGAATTGGGTAGTAAAAGAAATTAAACCTGTATTAGAAGAATCTACTGGAACACTTATAGGCTTAATAGATAGGATAAGAATGTTAGATAATGATATGATTAGACTTAATACAAAAATACAGATGATTCTCCAGGAAAAAGAGCAAATAGAAAAAGAAAATTTAAAAAGAAATAGACGTATTTTGGATACAAAGCTCTAGCAATATATATTAATGTAGGTAAATAGTGTTATGAAATATATTTTATTGTTATTTCTTTTTTGTAGCAGCGCTTTAGCTGATCAATTAACGTTTAAGTTTAAGTCACCTTCGTTTAATGGTATCGGCTATAGCTCGCATAAAATTAATTTAGAGAATATTTCAGCTGCTAGAAAAAAGACTATAAAAGATGAAATTCGGTCATTACAGATTCAAGCTAATCTAGCTGCACAAAGAACTCCTTTGAATGTTTTTATGACTAATCTTCAGTCACGAATTTATTCAGAGCTTTCTAAGCAAGTTACTGAGCAGTTATTTGCTGATACGGGTTCAGATTCTGGTTCATTTGATTTAGATGGGAATACTATTTCATGGTATAGAATTTCAAATCAAATTAATTTAACCGTTACAGATACTGACGGTGACATTACTGAAATTTTGATTCCAATAGGATCGCTCTTACTGCCAGAGCCTACAACTAATGAAGAAACTACTACTACTGACTAGCTTAAGCTTATTGCTTTTAGGTGGTTGTAGTACTTTTCAAAATGGTCCAGATCAGCTTCCTATAGTAGCGCCTACTCCTCTTAATATAGAGCTAAATGAATTACCTATATTAGATGGTGATCCTATATATGTTGGAGTATCAGATTTTAAAGACCTTACTGGTCAACGTAAACAATCAGATAATTACGCGAGTTTTTCTTCTGCTGTTACTCAAGGAGCAGAAGCATGGTTAATTGAATCTTTATTAGAAACTGGTGATTGGTTTAAAGTTTTAGAGAGAGGTCAACTTGATAGTATTATGCGTGAACGCGCAGTAGTACAACAAACTAGAGAAGATTTTACTGATGATGATGAAACGGGACTTAAACCTATGCTTTTCGCTGGGCTACTTATTCATGGTGGTATTATTGGATACGATACTAACTATGTTACTGGTGGTGTTGGAGCTTCATATTTAGGATTAGGAGCAGCTGAACAACATAGAAAAGATGTAGTAACTGTTTCTATAAGATTTGTTAGTACTTTAACAAGTGAAATTTTATTATCTTCAACAGTATCTAAAACTATATATTCTACTTCATTAGGTAGCGATGTATTTAAATATGTTAAAAATGATATTAATCCGCTTGAAATAGAGTATGGATTTGCAAAAAATGAAATGGTCTCAGTAGCTACTAGAGCAGCTATAGATTTAGCTATTATTAATTTAATTAATAAAGGCGAAGAAAAGGGTATGTGGAAATTTATAAATACCCCAGCAGAAGATAATTAAATTACTGTTTTTTTAATAAATACTTTTATGAAAACAAAAGTATTCCTTTTTAGTATACTTGCTTCAGCAGGCTTAACTCTGGGTAGTAATGAAATCTATTTAGATCAAGTTGGAAGTGCAGGTATTTTTAATATATCGCAAATTGGTTCTTCTAATAAATTAGGTGAAGGAACTAATAGATCACGAATTGAAGGTGAAGAAGTTGTATTTAATGTTGCAACTATTGGTAATCAAAACTTAGTAGATATTGATTCTATTGGTAATGAAGAAGAAGTAAATCTTCAAGTTGAAGGTGATGCTAATGAATTTGTATTAGCTTTAGAAGGAGATCAAAATACTATAAATGCTTTTGTAGCTGGTGATTCTAATAATGTATTGATTGCTGGTAATCAAGAAGATACACAAAAAGCTACTGTTAATAATGGATTAATTAATTTAAATGTTGAAGGATCTACAAATGATGTTGAGTTGCTTTTATTTGATACTTCATATACCTTTACTGATTATTTTATAGGTGGTTCTTTAAATACTATTAGCTCATATCAAGAAGGTCACGGAGGTCTAATTGGTCACTCTCAATTAGTTGATGTTTTCGGAAGTAGTAATAATTTATTAGTATCGCAAGTAGGTTCCGAAAGTCAATTCTTAGAACTTTCAATCTTAGGTAATGAAAACAATTATCAAATATTCCAAACTGATGGAGCGTTTGACCCAACATTTATGCCTGAGCAAACTGGCAACTCTGTTACTCCTGTTAATGAGTTCTCTAATCCAGATGGTCCCCCTCAGGGCAACGTTAATCCTTAGTATACTTTGTTTATTTGTTAGTACTAGTTTAGCTAAAGTTGGTAACGTAACTGCTCAAACAAGAGCAGCTCAGATCACCCGTAAAGGTGATAAGATTTTAACGGAAGTTGATACTCCTGTTGAAATGCGCGATCTTATACAGACGTTAAAAGGTAGAACTGATATTAAATTTGTAGACGATACTAAGGTAAGTGTTACTGAATACTCTAAGCTTATTATAGATGAGTTTGTTTATAATCCGGAAAAGAAAACTGGTAAATTATCTCTTAAGGCTGCTTTAGGTACTATAAGATATTCTTCAGGTAAAATAGCTAGAAACTCTGGACAAAATGTAAAGATAAAATCTCCTACTGCATCAGTTTCGGTTAGAGGTACAGATTTTACTATGAATGTTCAAGAAGATGGAGCAAGTAGTTTTATACTTTTACCATCAGTAGATGACTCTGGTAAAAGTTATGTAGGTTCAATTGATGTATCTACTCTGGGAGGCAAGGTTACTTTAAATCAAGCTTATCAAGCTACTACAGTAACTACTGCTATTGCTCCTCCTACTCCACCTCAAATTATAAAACAAGACGGACCAGGAGAGCCTAAGAAAAAAGATAATGTTGATAACGAAAATAACGCAGTAGAAAATGAAAATGAAGATAAAGAAAAAGATGATTTTGACGATATAAAAATTAAAAGAAAAGAAAAACAAATAATGAATACGTTTTTAAAAATGGAAGATGGTAGATATGTTTTCTTCTCTAAAGATAAAGATAATATGATATCATTAATTGTTGAAGATGGTAGTAATGTTACTGTTAATTATGATAATAAAGGTAGTGTTATAAACGCTAAGTTTAATTCTGGTAACAACGTTCAATTTAATATAAAACAGCAATGAAATTTTTTAATATTAACAACTATGCTATATGCTTAGTTATAACAGTACTTTTAGCTTGTATAAGAATTCTTGATCCGTTTTTTATAGAAACTGCAAGACTAAAAGGTTTAGATTATTATCAAAATAAACAAGATAAAGTAAAATCTGAAAATATAGCTATTATAGAAATAGACGAAGATAGTTTAGATGAATATGGACAATGGCCTTGGAAACGAGATTTAATAGCTCAAGGTATTATAAAAGCTTATGAAAGTGGAGCTCAATTAGTTGTAGTGCCTATATTATTTGCAGAAAAAGATAGACTAGGCGGTGATCAAGAGCTTATAGACTTGCTTGCTGAAGCTCCGGTGATTATAGGTCAATCAGCAAGTACTAAAGGTAAAGGTGAACCTGTACCTAGAGGATTAGCTACCATAGGTGAAAGTTTAGATGGTTGGTTGTATGACTATCCAGAAGCAATTGGCCCTGTAAAAGAACTCGGTGAAGTAGCCGCGGGAGTAGGAATGATATTAACAGCTCCTGAACTCGATGGAGTAGTTAGAAGAATGCCTTTAGTTATTCAAATTAAAGGAGAAGCTTATCCAACTATACCTTTAGAAGTTATAAGGTTATTTGCTGGTGAACAGTCTTATCAAGCTAAGGTAAATTTAGCAGGAGTAGAAGCTATAAGAGTACCAGGTTTTGATCCTATAGTAACTGATGAAAACTCTAGAGTATGGATTAATTTTAAATATGAATTTGACAAAGTTTCATTTAAAGATGCTGATTGGTCAGCTGTGCAAGATAAGATAGCTATAATAGGTTTAACAGGAGAGGGTTTAGCAAATACTATAGCTACTTCTACAGGTATAAGTTATGGACATGAAGTTAATAGTCATGCTTTACAAATGATTATAGATGAATCACGATTAGTTAGACCTGCTGAAGCTAAATTATTTGAAGTTGTAATTACTGCTGCTTTTTGCTCTCTTCTTATATTGGGAGCACTATTTTTATCATATAAATTTAGCTTTATAATTATAGTTCTTTCTTTAGCTGCTGGTCCTATAGCAGGAAATATTTTATTTGATAAACATGGATGGTTAATCGATTATACTTGGCCTTTTGCTTGTATTTTTATAGTATGGTCATGCGCTACTTTTCTTCGTTATATAGCTGAAAGTAAAAGTAAAAAATTGATTAAAAAGCAATTTGAACATTATCTTGCTCCTCCTATAGTAAAGCTTCTACAAAAAGATCCTTCGCAACTTAAACTAGGAGGCGATACTAGAGAGCTTTCTATACTCTTTAGTGATCTAAGAGGATTCACTACTATTAGTGAACATTTTAAATCTAATCCGCAAGGTTTAACTGAGTTAGTTAATAGATATTTAACACCCATGACCGGTTGTGTAATCGACTATCAAGGTACAGTAGATAAATTTATTGGAGATGCTTTAATGGCTTTTTGGAACGCGCCTTTAGATATAAAGGATCATAGAATTCATTCTATTCGATGTGGATTAAAAATGTTTGATCTATTAGCTGAACTTAATCGTGAAGTAATGAATGAAGGTATTAGCGAGCTAAAAATTGGAGTAGGTATTAATACAGGTGATGTTGTAGTTGGTAATATGGGTTCAGAGCAAAGATTTGATTATACTTGTTTAGGTGATGCAGTTAATTTATCATCTAGATTAGAAGGCCAAACTAAAGAGTATAGAGTAGGTTTAATAGTAGGTGAAAATACTACATTAGGAATTACTTCTGTTTTTAATTTTGTTGAATTAGATAAAATAGCAGTTAAAGGTAAAAAAGAAGGTATAAAAATATTTACAGTACTAAATGATACAGGATTAGCAGCTCATGGAGGCAATCCAAAAAAGCATAATATGTTTTTAGAATTATATAGATCACGTAAATGGAAATTAGCTTTAGAAAAAGCTAATGAAAATAAAAAAACTTATCCTGAATTAGTAGACTATTATGATATGATGATTGAAAGGATAGAGCATCTTAAATTAGATGACCCTGGCAAAGATTGGGATACAATCTTTAGAGCTACTTCGAAATGATAAAGGAACAAATAGCCCATGCAGGACCTACTGTTAAAAATGTTCCAAGTATCCAAAAACCTAAGTATAACAAAAACCTCTTTAATGTACTATTTACTAAAGGAAAAAATTCCCTATCATTAGCTTTAGTAATAATCATTTGCTGATTATCTTTCACTAATTTATTTAATCTAAAAGAAGCTTTTTAAACTCAGAAGTATTATATAGAATATCTGCTCGCTGCTCTGCAGTAGCTTCAACTTTAATAAGATCAGCTAATAACACAGAAGGTTTATCTACTAAGCCAATACCTTTAAGATATCGTTCCCCAACAATACCAGCAACTACAGGGTTAGAAGTATCTAAAGATCTTATACCTTTAATCCATTTATAATCTTTAAACTCACATGCTAGAGAACAACCAAGTAAATGATGAGGCTTATTATAATTCCATACACCATCTTCAGTAAGCATTTTAATAAGACGCCTTCTACCTTTATATTGCCTATGTAATATTTGTTGTTTATAACTATAACGAGATCCAGAAACTAAAGAAGCAACTCCTTGATACCATGAATAGTCAAAAGAGATAGCAATATAATCAGCATTTTCATTCATATACTTATAACAATCAACTATTTCTTGATAGGTAGTACCTTGTACAACACCTATTTTTAAACCAGGTAGATCAGGATAGTTAAGACAAAACTTATGAAAAGAAGATATGGTAGCTTGACTATCTTCTAATACATCAGGCACTACATAATAAGTAGGTTTAAGCTCTTCAACATACTCAGCAAATTTTTTAGAATCGAAGGCCTTTCCAAGCTCAAAGATAGAGTTATCAAGCAATACCTCTCTACCAAGAGTTAAAGAAACTTTAAAGAAGTTGTAATACTCAGGATATTTTTCAAATAGATGAACTAAAGCATAATCATAATCGTTATAATTACGCGATTCATCTAACATCGAAATAGGAGATTCATGACTTACTAGCATACCTTATTATAGGTACTTGAGTTAAAGATTCAACGATTAAATATATTTGTGAGTGGTTTTGTAAGAGGCTCTAATTTAGGAAATGAATATAAAAGAGATGAGCAATCTTTTTTTAAAGGCATTGTTGTAAAAAATAGTGATCCAGAGCAACTACTCCGTGTTAAGGTCTATATTCCTGAAGTATCTAATCAACCTTTAGAAAATTGGTTAAAAGCATACGAGGATAGCAGTATTAATATTCGTTTTCCTGGGACAAATATTCCAGGATCTAGTTGGTCAGATACTAAAATTTTTGAAGACATATCAAAATTCTTACCTTGGGCTGAACCTGTTCTTCCAATTTTAGGGGAGAGTGGTCCTATGCGTTATAACGGTCCATCTGAATTAGGTATAAATTCTGAGACAAATTATAAAGAAGGGTGGCAAACTAATGATGAAACACCACCTACAATAGAAGAAGGGTCGTTTGCACCAGCATATGCTTATGAAAATCTTGAAACAAATATAGGCGATGCATATACAAATCCAACAGACAATTTTACAGTAAATAATAATCCCTATGGTCAAGACTTTCAACCAATTAACTATACTAATGCACCAGCTGGTAATTATAGTATACCGAGAGTTGGAGCACATGTATGGGTATTTCACTATAGAGGTAATTTAAATTTTCCAGTATATTTTGGTGGAAGAGTAAGTTATAGAGATACTGGACCAATCTTTGCTGATGGACCAGCTCCGGAAGGAGGGGGACCTGCTCCAAGTCAAGACTATCCAGATGAATTTGAAAATAAACCAGCAGTATCTTAATGAGTAGACAAGAAGCATCAGAACAAGAATATAGAAATAAGTTTGTTTGGAAACAAAAAGGCGGAGCTATAGAGATAAACAACTCTGATAATAGAGAAGCAGTTAATATATCACATTTTTCTGGCTCTAATGTTAAAATTAACAATAACGTTAACAGTGAATTAGCTACTAATAACAAACAAACTAAAGTTAATAATGATAGTTTTGAAACAGTATTAAATGATAAAAATGTATATACTGGTAAAGACTATATTGAAAGAGTTGTTGAAAATACTTACAAATATAAAGGCTTTAGTAATCAAGATGAAATTGATGCAGCAGAAGAATGGAAAGAATTATATAGACCTATAGCTGAAAATAATGCCCAGTTTGAAATATTAAGAGGTGGTAAGAGTTACCCTAATGGAGTTGATACACCACAATCGGGAGGACGAGCTCCTAACTCTACAGTTCGTCAAGAACATTATGTTATAAATGATAGGTACCCAGGTTACGGTCTTCCTCCTATAGTAGATTTTGAAACAGATCAAGTAGAAGGGTATACACCTGTATCTCCGACAGTTAATCCCGGGGTACTGTTTGGCGTTAACCCTACTATTGCAGATATTGATACAGGTTCTGGACCTGGTGGATATGCTTCAAACTCTGATGGTGTTGTAAAATATGGTCCAGCAGAAAATGCTGCTACAGAAGGCGGTGAATGGGCTTCAAACCCTGTACATACACGTTTACCGGATGATCTTCTAAAATTACAAGATGATCTTAATCCTGTTGAACAACGAATGGGTAATGGTGGCGATGAAGAAGAGTTTACTTATAGAAATAAGCTCGAAGTTGTTGGTGCTTCTACTAACGATTACCCATCAATACGTATTGATCCAGAAGGAAGATCTCAACCATCTGAAGTTAATGTAGGTATTGATACATCTTATGTTAATGTTGATAGTGTACCACATGTTGAGGAAGTAGATAATTCAAGCGCTTTTCCAGTTGGAAACTATACATTAAATGTTGGTAATAAGTATGACGTTATTGTAGGTTCAGGCGGTATACAGCTTAAAACTAGCGGGCCAATAGAGATAGGAGGTACGTCTTTAAAAGTATCTGCACATAAAATTAATTTACAGTCTGCTGCAGGTGTAAATATATCAAGTGAAAATTTAGTAGAGTTACAATCAGCAAAATCTATCTCATTGAGATCGAATAGACAAATTTTAATTGAACCGGGATTAGGGGTAAAAAATAATACTGTTATAGGTGGTTCGACTTATACTGAAGGTGAAACATATTTACATCATGTTACAGCCCCAGCTGAAGTTCAAAGAACAGAAGAAACTATTGTCTTTTCAAAACTACTTAAAGATTTAAAATTTAAAGCTACAATAAAAGGATTTTCGCAATTAGAAGATCTCTTTACAGGTTCTACAACAGTTACAATTACTTTAAAAGAGGATAGTAATGAAGGGTTTGTTGAAGCAGCACCGCATAGCCATCACTTTAAAAATTTACCATTAAGATTAACGGATGGTAATCGTAGTGTACGTACAATTGCACAAGGTGAAGGTATTAATATTAATGGGTATCAAGCGCAAGCGCAGCCTATTGTTCATGAATATAAAGAACCTACAAATGCACCGACACCGCCTCGCGCTTTAACAGTAGAAGATGCTTTTGTTGATCCACACGATAGAACAAGATTGGAACCGGAAGGTCAAATATTACCAGAGCCGGCTGATATACCAAAAGACGGAACAAATCCCGTTACATAATTTCGTCAACTAATCCGAATTCTAAACACGTCTTGCTATCAAACCACAAATCGTGCTTTAAAATTTCACTTAGCTTTTTCATAGGTACGTTAGTATGTGCTTTATAAATGGATTTAATAGTCTCCATTAAATGAGTATTGTTAACCATATCATCTTCAAGCTCGTTGTACTTACCGTAGGTAGTCGAACTTAACTGATGTATAAGCATCTTTGAATATTTACCCATTGATCTTTTTTTACAAGCAACAGATATAATAGTTGCAGCAGATGCAGCAGCTCCTTCAATTATAGAATGTACATCACTTTTTAAATTTCTAATAACATCTACAGTAGCTAGACCAGCAAATAAAGACCCTCCATAAGAATTAATATGAAGATTAATAACAGGATTAATATCCAAAAATACATTTGTAATAACTAGTTTTTTATCTAATTCATTTAAAGTCGCGTTTAGCTCAAGTGCATTAGCTTCTGTAATATCACCGTAAAAATAAATATTATTTTCTACTACTCTTGTTACTGCTCCAGAAGAAGCAGGAGCCGCGTTAATAATATATTGTGGTGATGATGAAGGCTGTTCTTCAGTTTCTTCTTCTTGATTTATATATTTCCATTTCATTTTTAAAAAATTTTTAACCTTCACAGGAAGAACATTCATTCAATGAACGCGCTAGCTCTTGCGCAGGATTTGCACTTCGTTGATAGTATAGAGACTTAATACCATTTTCCCAAGCCCATACAATAAGTTCATTTACTTCTTTAGGTTTAGTCTTAGGTGGTACTTGCATATTAATAGATTGACCTTGATCAATATATGGTTGTCGTTGAGCTGCTTGTATAAGTATTTCTTTTTGAGATATCTCACCAAAAGTTTTAAATACCTCCTTTTCGTGATCTGTTAAAAATTTTAAATGTTGAACTGATCCTCCCTTTTGCAAAATACTTCTCCATGTAGAAACATCATCTTTTTCATAACTTTGAAGTACTTTAGTAAGTTCCGGATTTTTATAGGTAAATTTACCTTTAGCTAAATCTTTTGTAAAATAGTTACTATTAAGAGGTTCAATAGAAGGACTAATTTGACCCAATATAAAAGAACTACTAGTAGTTGGAGCTACAGCAACTAAACAGCTATTGCGTAGACCATAACCTTCCATCAGAGAAGGTACTCCATACTCTATTGCCATTTCCTTTGAGGCTGCTGTAGTTCTTTCCTGAATAGTTTTAAAGATAAGAGAGTTTTGTAGTTTAGCTTCCATAGACTCAAAAGCAATATTTTCTTGCTGTAAATATGAATGCCAACCTAATACTCCAACTCCTAAAGCTCTTTGCGTTACTGCAAACTTATGAGGCGATTCCATATTTTTAACCCCTCTAGTTTTATTAATAAACTCAGTCATAACCGCATCGAGAAAGTATGTTAGAGTTTCTATAGCATCAGTTTCGACAATCTCTTTCCATTTAGCAAGATTGAGAGAAGAGAGATCGCATACAAAAGATTCATCTTCTTCCGCAGATAAAAAGATCTCAGTACATAAGTTTGAAGCATGAATACGTTTGTCTTTATCTTTATATACTTGTGGAGCGTTGTTATTAGCATTATCGGAAAAAAATATATACGGGTATCCAGATTCATAACGCTTCTTTATAATTTTACCCCATAAATTACGCTTCTTTTTATCACCTGCTATCATTGAATTCATCCATTCATCACTTACTGTAACTCCTATAGACAAATCTTGAATAGCATTACCCTCGCCTCTAATACCTAAAAATTCTTCTATATCGCCATGATCAATAGGAAGATAAGCAGCAAAAGAACCCCTTCGTACATTGCTTTGTGAAATGTAATTAGTTAAGGCATCAAAAACAGTTAGTTGGTGATGTACTCCTGTAGATGTACCTCCTGTAGATATTTTAGCTCCTCTATGTCTTACATCTCCAAAATATGCAGATGTGCCCCCTCCCACTTTTGACATAGTGCCTACTTCAGCTATCTTACCTAAAATTTGTTCCATATCATCCGGAATGTAGGATCCAAAGCAAGAAATAGGCAGACCTCTATCTCTGCCAAAGTTTGACCAAATAGGAGATGAAAGAGAGTAGAAACCTCTATGCATATAATCTATAAATTTTTCTGCCCACCCATCAATACCTAAATATTCTTGCGCTTTGTACGCAATATCTTCTATTCGTTTTTCGGGATCTTCACCGGGCAGTAAGTATCCTCTTTCAAGAAACTTACGAGAATCTTCGTTAAGCCAATATATGTCACTCATAATAATTAAATCTTCTAGAATAGATCATCTTCGTCAAATGACTGACTTTTCTTAGAATACTCTACAGGACGAGAGTGAAAGAAATCAGTCATATTGTTACCGAGAAGCTCTTCTTCAAACCACATTGTAGCCTCTAGAAGTTCATTATCAACGTCAAATACAGGTTTAAATCCTATTTGTTCAAGAGAAGAATTAATTCTATTCTTTATAAATTCTTTAACAGTTAGAGCATCAAGCCCAGGCTCTTTAATACCATTAATCATCCAATCAACTATCTTGGCTTCAGAATTATATGCTTCAACTGCTTCTCCTCTAATTCTTTCCTCTAGCTCTTCATCGAATAATTCCGGCATTTCATCTCTGATAGTATTAATAATTTTTATACCTACTAAAGCATGAATATTTTCTTCATTACGGGTATACTTAACTTGCTGATCAGTATCTTTTAATACATTTTTAAATCTAGCAAACCAATTTATTACATAAAATTGAGAAAATAAAGAAACGTTTTCAACAAATAAAGTAAATAAAGTTAATGCATATAGATATTGCTTTTTAGAACTGCTATAAAACTTATGAGTATATTTTCTGAGATACTTAACTCGACCTTGAATAAAGTCGAGTTTTAAATTTTCCTCAAAAATATCTTCCATATCAAGTACTGTTAAAAGTCTTTCATATGCATTGTTATGTATTACCTCAGTATTAGCCATAACATAACCTAAATCTTGAAGAGCAGGGTGAGGTAAATTTTCACCTAACTTAGCCCAAAAACTTTTAACCGCAACTTCAATTTGACCAATAGCAGATAATACTCTTACAATAATTTCTCTTTCTTGCTCAGAAAGCTGCGTTTTAAATTGTTGGACATCAGACGTAAAAGAAAACTCTTTATCGGTCCAGAAACCATTATGCATAGCTTCAATAAATTGTTCTGTCCAGGGGTAAAGATTAGGCTTGCGAGATAGCTGCTCTGTGAATATAGTATTCCCGTCCATTCTTAATATTCCTATATTAAAGATTAAACAGGTACTGTTGTTTTAAGACCACCACCAGGTAGAGAGAAGGTTTTTACTTGCTTTTTTCCTCCTGCGCTTTCTACCGTAACTGTCATTAAATGACCCGACATATATGGTTGTGAAACTATATTACCACCAACAGTAATAACTCTATATAACTTCCCTGTTCCTGCTTCGAATATTTTTACTGTACTATTCGAGCCCTGCTGTGCGATAAATTGTTTAGTCTTGTTCATAGTTTCTGATATTATTTATAAAAGTAGTTACCTCAGGATCGGATTTATGTGTAGCAAAGTTTAAAGTATTTGAGATTTTTTTAGCAGTTTGCGATGCTTGAACTTTATGAAATTCAATAAGTTCTGCAACCTCGGGAGAATCTGCATTTGGAAGACCTTCAATATCTACATTTAATATATTTCTTATTTCTTGTATTGAGTATCCTTTATTCAAATAATTTTTTGCTTTCTGTGTTATAAAATATTTCTTCAAGTTTGCTTCGTCCGTATAATCAGATACTTTTTTATCATAGTAATCTTGACCATACGTATAACTCTTCCCAGTAATTAAACACGTAATTTTTCTACTAGCCATACCTTTATATTTTAATCTATTCCCACGGAAAAACAATCCACTTGTCATCAGGTACTACCAGTCCATAATGATCTATCCTATCAGTATGTTTTTCTTTAGTATAAATGCACGCTGTAGTATAGTTAATAGCTCCAAGTCCTAATCGTGTAGTAACTTCTTTCATAGTATCACCTGTATCACAAATATCATCAACAATAAGAATATGCAAATTATCATTGTTTTCAGATAGTTCATAGAAATTTATAGACTGGGTTAAATGAAAATTTTCAGTCTTTTTTGTACCTTCGTACGAGCTAATACCATAAGATAAAAGAGGTTTATCTAATACATAACTAATTATTGTGGCTGGAATTAAACCACCTCTCGCAAGCCCAACAACGTGAGTAATGTTATCTTTCAGCCTTTCTGCTATTGTACGTGCATAAAAATTAATTTCATTATAAGAAACTAAAAATTCTTTCATATACAAATTATATTATTAACCTTTTATTTTTCAATCGTTTGCAATAAATATATACGTGAGCAACGACTTTGAAAAGATACAACAGATTTACGAAGAAGGCTTTCGAGGTCAATACGCACAGTTAAGAAACTATGGTCCAAATTTAAAATATACTCCTGGTGAAGCTCCTCCAGGTTATACGTTAACTAATACACCTGGGCACCTACCTTTTCAAAATCCTTACTCTGGTTATCAACGCCCTGCTGGTGGTGAAGGAGCGTTACAAGGAATAACTGCCCCTATCGATGAAGAAATTAAAGCAGTTCAGATCTTAAATAAAGATGTTATTCAAAAAATTGAAGAGTTACAAGAGGAAGCAGATGAAGATGGAATGGGCTATGCAAATATACTTTTAGGTAGATTAAAGGAATATATTAAAGATGATCTTACTCCGAAGGGTACACCTTAGATAATAATATACTATTAATAAGGTATAAAAAATAACAAGTGGCGCTACTGTATAAAGCAAATATTATACAATTATAATTAGTTAAAGTGCCTATACTTAACCCAGTCCAAAAACCTGTACATAACGAACAATTAAGTAAATTTTTAAAAAAAGAAATCTTACAAAGGCGATCTCTAAAAAAGTTTAAAATTTTACCCTCCATTAATATATAACAGAGGCCATAAGATGCAAAAGTATAAAATAATAAATTAGCCATTTAAGAGCTGTTGATCGTCGTCAATGGTATTAACAGCATCGCCCATAAGTTTGAGCTCTTCTTTTTTCACAACAATAGCATTACCATCATCATCAGTTACCTTATAGTGGTCGTCGTCAATTTTTTCAACAACCGGGCAACCAGACTTCCCGCAACATACTCTTACACTACTTTCTGTGAGTCTTTTAATCATATAATTATTTATTAAAAGCTGCTTGTAATGCACTTTTTATTCGATCTTCTGCACGAGAATCTACATCATCTTTTCTACCTGGAGAAATTTCTCTATGTGTAGTTACGGTTGATAAATCTTTAGGCCATCCCCATTTTTCAAATCTTGGTACTAACCACTCAATAGCTGAAGCAACTTCATCATCAGTTAATTCCCTTGTATTAGTATTACCGCTAAATGATAACCCAAGTAAAAAACCATTACAATTAGTTCTACCATTAAAATTAGATTTACCTGCGTGCCAACATCTACGATCATCATCAGCAAAAATTGTTCTTTCTCCATTTGTATCTATAATGCAATGGTATGATACTTGTGACTTAGATTGACATATCCAGCTTACTGACCCAGCATAAGAACCAGATGAATGATGTAGTACAACTCCTTCAGGTCTAATTTTAGAGGAAGAAATATTAGGTGAGGGTTTACTTACTTCTGGATACGATCCATCAACAGCACTCGAGGTAATTTCTACAACAGCAGGTTTTTCAGTTAACCCTAGTGCTTCTAAAATAGTATTTGCTGTATTGGGTCCATAAGCTCCATCTACTAAAGAATCTGTTTTCTTTTGAATTATTTTTGTTAATTCTTCTTTTGTAAAATTTAATTTACTAATAATTTTTGTAGCGGTATTTTTACCATACACACCATCTGCTGTCGCTCCAACAGCTTCTTGAATTTTTTTTGTTGTATCTTTAAGTGCCATATAATTATTTATTTAACATGTTGTAAAATGTACTATTGCGGATAAATACTTTTATGGATATGATACTTGACTTTATTAGTGAAAAGCCTTGGTTCGGTTTAGTAGCAGCTATTATTGCTGCTGCTGCTGCTTTTTGTGCTGCAACACCAACACCTAAAGAAGGTACTTGGGTTTCAAAAATTTACAAAGCTGTAGAATTTTTAGCACTCAATATCGGTAAAGCAAAAGCAAAAGCCGCAGTAGAAGAAAAAGTTGAAGATACTGTAAAAGATGCAGTTGCTGACGCTGTTAAAAAAGCTACTAAAAAGTAATTAACTATGGCTGGTGGTTTAATAAAAGGTGCTTTACGTGCCTTAGTAGCGTACTTTGAATTAAGAAATAGAACGCATTATCACCGAGTAGTTACTGAATCTAGAGACAAACAAAAAAAACTTATTAATGAAATTGAAACATTACGCACTGCTGGTGACGTCGATTCTAATGATAGGGCTGACATCTTGCGGGACGAGCTCCTCGACGAAAAGCGGCACCTTGAACATCTATCAGCCTTCTACCTTAAATCTGTTGAAGGGAGTTCCGATACAAAGTAAAGAAGGAGTTTACACTCCACAAACAGATGAAGTATGGCATTCTGATGCCCGATTTCGAAAGCTTGAAAGACAGCTTTATTTCGCACCTTCAGGTAAATAATGGGTAAAGGAGACAAACCTAGACCGTTATCAATAACATATAAAAAATATAGCGATAACTGGGAAGCTATATTTGGTAAAAAACAAGATGATGTTATTGAGGAAGAAGCTCTTTGGGATGAAGAGAAAAGTGAAAAGCGTATTGACATTATAGGTAAAAACGGTAATGACGGTCTTCATTATGATAAAATAGATGAATGATTTAGAAGAGCTTATACTACCACAAGATCTTAAAATGTGGGCTAAAAGTGCAGGTCGTAAATTTTTAGAAGCGCAAGAAAAAATAAAAAGCTTATCTACAAAAAATATATCTGCTAGTGCTTATTGGATTAAAGATAGTAATGTTGCAATTTTAACTGAAGATGGTAAAATGTATACGTATGGCAAAAAAGACTAACAGCACAACTTGGAAAGTAAACGATAAGAAACCCAAAAAAACACGCCAGGGTATAAGTAGAAATTCTAAGGGGCATAAAAAATATCGCGGTCAAGGAGGCCGGCCAAAACGAAGAAATAAGTAGTTTTCTACGTTAAAGACATATAAATATTGTTATGGTTAAAGCTATAACAATATTTTTGTGTTTATTTTGTTCAAATATATTAGCTGATCAATCTATTAACTATAGTAGAGAAATAGATAAAATAATTGCTAATGATTTAAGGAATAAAAAAATTGAATTGCCTGTTGTTGTTAATCCATACGTATTTGTTAGAAGAGCATATATCGATATAGCAGGTAGAATACCAACATATGAAGAGTGGAAAGCATTTTTAAAAAGACCTGATCGTAAAAAACTAATTGAGGATCTACAAAATTCAAAAGGTTATACAGAAAATATGTTTAACTTTTATGCTGATCTTTTAAGAATTAAAAGAAGGCTATCTAATAATATAGATGGTGATACGTATATATCATGGGTAAAAGATGAAATAGCTAACAATACCCCATATGATAAATTTATTACCAAGCTACTAACAGCAAAAGGTAATATATGGAGTAATCCTGAAGTAGGTTACTTTCTTAGAGATGATGGCATGCTGCTAGATAATGTAAGTAATACTTTTCAAGCTTTTGCTGGTATGAATATAAATTGTGCTCAGTGTCATGATCATCCGTTTGATGATTGGACGCAAATGGATTATTATAATATGACAGCATTTTTTACACAACTTAATACAAGAGGGGATAAAGAAAGTAAAAAACAATTTCAAAGGTTAAGAAAAGAAGCTGAAGTATTAGATAAATCAGGTAAACAAAAAGGAGCTATAAATAGAGTTGGTCAATTTTATAGACATGGTTATCAACCTACTATAGTTGAAGATAAAAATAAAGAACTCAAACTTCCACATGATTATAAGTATAGAGATGCAGATCCAGGAGAAGTAGTTAAAGCAGAAACAGCTCTAGGAGATAGAGTAAAAGAAAAACGTAAAAGAGAAGGTCTTAGAGAAAGCTTTGCTGTATGGTTAACTAGTGAGAATCATCCTACATTCGCTGCTAATATAGTAAATCGTTTATGGAATAGAGCATTTGGATTTCCTCTTATAGATAATTTAAATGAGGTTGCTTTATTTGATGAATTAAAAGAAAGTCGTAATACAAGATTGACAGAATATTTAATTCGTACTATAAAAGAAGTAAATTACGATATAAAGAAATTTAATTCAATACTTTATAATACTAAATTTTATCAAGCTAAAATAGATACCGAAAATAAATTTCAAGGCCCGGTATTGAGAAGAATGACTAGTGCTCAATTATGGGATTCAATAGTTACTCTATATCAAGGTGATCCAGATAAATGGCAACCAAAAGATAAAAAACAAGATTATATTAATTTATTCTCTAACTTAGAATCAATTACTGCTGAAGAAGCTCTTAAAAAATGGGATGAATATGGTAAGATAAAAGGAAGTTATTATAATGGTGCTCCAAAAATAAAAGGTCAATTAGTAGTTAGATCTTCTCAAATATTTGAAGGTAAACATTCTAACTTTATGAGAGAGTTTGGAAGATCAGATAGAGAGCTTATTGAGACAGGAAATGAACAGCCTAATATTACGCAAATTTTAAACTTAATGAATGGCGAAATAACAAAAGCTTTACAGGATACTAATAGTTATATTGCTAATCAAGCTAAAGACGTAGAGCGAGATATAGGAATGAATATTATTTTTGTATCTTATATTGGTAGAGCTCCTAATGATAGAGAAAGAGAATTATTTAAAGATGCCACTTTTGCAGATATAGTATGGATATTAATTAACTCGCATGAATTTAAACTTATAAACTAATGAAAAGAAGAACATTTATACACACCCTCGCAGCATCTACATACGGCTTAAAAGCAATAGATGCAAAAGAAGTTCCTATAGCTTCAAAAGCTAAAAATGTAATTTATATTTGTTTAGATGGGGGCATGAGCCATATCGATACTTTCGACCCTAAAGATGATAAAGATGTAATGGGTAATACTACAAAAATTAGTACCAATGTTAGTGGTATTGAATTAGGTAATCGATTACCAAAATTAGCTAATATAGTAGATAAGATGTCAATTATACGCTCTACTACCTCTAAGACAGGGGCTCACGAGCAAGCTCAATATTTAAATAGAACTTCTTATAGACAAATAGGTTCTATAGTACATCCAAGCTTAGGGTCGTGGGTAGCACATATTCAAGATAGAGAAAGAGATATACCTGATTATGTTTTGATATCAGGTTCATCAGCTCACCCTAACTCGGGCTTTTTGCCAAAAGTAAAGTCTCCTCTACCTATAGTGGATCCTCAGGGGGGTTTAAAAAATAGTAAAGTAGATAGTAAACTTGAAGAGCGTATGCGTATACTACGAGAGCTTAATAGCAGCTTAAAGGCTCCGCTTGCTTCAGAGTATAATCAGTTCTATGATAATACTGTTAGATTTTTAAAGTCTAAAGATTTAGAGCTATTTGATTTAACTAAAGAAAGTTCAGACATTCGTGCGAAATATGGGGATACTAGATTAGGTCAAGGTTGCTTACTAGCTAAGAGACTTATTAAAGGTGATATAAAATTTATAGAGATTAATAATGGAGGATGGGATACGCATGTTGATAACTTTACTAAGTTAGATAATAAGCTTAAAGAAGTAGATGATGCACTAAGCGCATTAGTTTTAGATTTAGATAGTGAAGGTTTATTAGATTCAACTCTTATTGCTTTAGTAACTGAATTTGGAAGAACTCCAAATATTAACGTTAATGAAGGTAGAGATCACCATCCTCAATGTTACTCTACTGTTCTTATAGGTGCTGGGGTGAAGGGTGGTTATATAGCTGGAGAAACTAATAAAACTGCTTCTAAAGTAACCAAAGATCCTTATACTATATCTGATATAAATGCTACTATAGCTCATTTACTAGGTATACAAACTGAAGAAGATAGATTATCACCTAGTGGTCGTCCATTTAAAGTTGCTAATAAGGGGGATGTTATAAAAGATATATTAGGATAATATGAGGAAAGGTACAACGCTAATTGAAAATATAACTGTAATTTTATGTATTGCTGTTTTAATTTCAATTTTAGTACCTGCAGCAGGAAAAGTCTATTATATTTTTCAGCGTATGATGATTGATGATAAACTATATACAGATAAAGAAGATCCTAATAATTATATTAAAAGAGAAAGTGATGGTCTTTTTTATCACTTAAACTATCATAATAAAAAAAGCGGCTTTCGCGGAGAAGGCTTCTAGTTCAATAAAAAAAGCGGCCCGCGAACGGACCGCTTCTAGTTCTTTATTGAAGTTATTTAAAACTTAAACGATACACCAACACGAAGCTCGGTATCATTATCGGACGCTTCAAAATCATAACCGAAGGTATATGTAGCAAAAACTGCTTTTCCTTCAGCGAAAGGATAAGAAACACCAGCACCGATACGAACGTCAAATCCGACATCATCTGTATCAATCCAGTTAAGTCCAACACCGCCTACAGCAGAAACAGTAGCTCCATAAACCTCACCAATATCGTAACCGACATTAAGGTCAAGAACAACATCATCACCGTTCCAACCAAGGACAGGCTTTAGATCGACTTCCACTCCAGCAAGAGCGATTGGAGCAGTTGCTCCAAGCGAGAACGTAAGATCGCCATCCTTTTTAGTGGCTCCAACGTTCCAGTCAGTTAGTTCAACACCTGCGACAGTTGCCGCTGTAGCAGGTCCAGCAAATGCCACAAAAGCGAAAGCCATTGCAGCAAGTAATGTAGTTACTTTTTTCATATACATATTTATTATAATAACAAAAAATTTATAGTCAACTAATTTATTACTTATTCGGAATAACATAGCTGTCATCTGCAACAGGAAAGCTTGGAGGATTAGTTATAACTGATTCAACTTGAGAATTAAACACATTATCCCAACCACCTGATATAGTGCTTAAAAGAGTAATAAGCTGGGCTCTTGTCCAAGAGCTTTCCTTTTTAGGTACAAATGCACCAAATTCAGAATCAACTGCAGTAGATACAATATTAGAACTGAAAACAGATTCATAGAAATCAGCTTGTCCGGAAACAGAATTAGTATAGGTCATACCTAATTCCCATTCAACCACTTTACCACCACTTAAATACGGTACTGCAACATTAAAAGTTTTTGTAATAGCCATAAACTTATTTATTATTTACTAGCAAGTATACCAGCATTACGCTCCATTCTCTTTACTACACCATCTCTCCCTTTTGCTTTTCTTCTTTTATATTCTTTATGATCAAGATATTCATTAGCTGCAGCTTTGTTTTTACCTTTTTTAAGTAAATCTACCCATTGCATTTTAGGGAGTAAATCACCTCGATAACTAATATCAACCAATACTGCTGCTTGCTCGTTACTTAAATTATCAATTTCAAATATATCTTTAACTCTATCTAAATGAAAAGAGAGTTGCTTATCAAATAGCTTTTCTGCAAATTGTGGAGATATAGAACTACCATACTTTTTTACCCACTTATTTTTAGCTGCTCTTGTACCATCACCAATTTTATGACCAATACCTATAGTATAAATACCCACATCATCTGTATAAGGTCTTAAAAATTTTCTATTTCTAGGGTCTCCTATATCTGTACCATAAATTTCAGACGGCTTGATTAAATTACTAGCTAAATTTTTTATCTTACTTTCTGATCTTTCCGGAGGCGCCTCTTGAATTTTACGGTTAGGTTTAACCTTAACAGGTTCAGGCGGTGTATCTTCTATCTGTTTAAGTTCAGCTTCATACTGTTTAAACACCCTATCTACTGCTCTTTTAAAACTCGGAGCTTCAATATGTTCATCAGCTACTTTTAACGCGGTTATTTTTTGCTCAATTGGAGCTGGATCGTTATTAAGAATATTTTCGATCTTTTGAGCCGAATAAGGAGCAGTACCTACTGCAATAAGTCCAAGAAGAATCTCTTTCATACCTTCATCAAATTGTTGAGTCACGTATATATTTATTATAAAGAGGTTCCTATTGGTGGAGGTGAGGGGGATCGAACCCCTGTCCATTAAGTTATCATAATAACTTTCTACATACTTAGATATATTCTATTTTAAGGATATACGGTTATATCAACCATCCTACATTTCTTTAAATTAGTAATGCTCTAATCTAGCTGTTTATTACGCTAATCGCTATATTAACAACTCATTTCGTTACCCAAACACTTTAATGAGAATCCATGCTTGTTTGTTATGCGGCGAGAAGCGCATCTTCTTGAACCAAGAACGCGTCTGGGTTGTTGAAGATGGCTTCTGCTTCCGCAAGAAGGTCTGCTTCTTCTTGTTCTGCAGTTAGGTTTTTAATCGGCTTTTAACGTGGCCAACCGATCAACCACGATATGCGAGCTATAAATCCTACATAATGTCGAATCCATGGCACCCCCAAAAATTTTATTTCTTTTTGCTATCTTTTTTACCTTTCTTTCTTTCAAGCTTGGCGCGCTGCCCTTCAGGCTTTCTACCAGCTCTACGCTTTCTAACAGCCTCAGCTGCTGCTTTCTTTTCTTCTTCACAAAGCTTACCGTCTTTATTCTTATCAAATCTTTTAAGAAGCATTTTCTTTCTTGTTTCAGCTGCTACTTTTCGTTCTTCTTCGCAAAGCTTACCGTCTTTATTCTTATCAAATTTTTTGAGCCACTCTTTGCTAAAGGGTGCAGAAATACCAGGTTCACCTCTACTTTTTCTTTTTTCTTCTTTTTCTGGTGTTCCACTAGCCGTAGCGAGTCCTGCTGTAATTGCAATTAGAGCAATAAATTTACTTTTCATATAATACATTATAACTACTATTTATAAATAATCTACTTAAAAACTGGATCTAATAAGAGATCAACAAATCTCTTAATAGTCCGATATATTTTTGACTTAGTAGTAAACCCCCATCTTTTAGGAGCAGTAACTCTAATAAAAGATCTAAAATCTGTACCCATTTCTGATTGACGAGCATGCCAGTCACAAACCATCTCAGCAATCTGTTCATCATTCATTGCTGTAATACCGTCCACATGATATTCAGGGTGGTGATCATTTGTTTGTTGATGTTGATGTATAGCTAGCTTTAGCGCACTTTCATCTTCATCTCTATGCAGTGTATCCCACTCTATGCCTTGAAATTTAGATAAATCATGTCTACTGCATCGCTGAAGAAGGCGTCTAGCTAACTCTAAATCGTTTTTAGTTTCAGCATTATCTATAAGACGTGTAGATAATTTTACTGCAGCTGCTCTTACTGCTTGAGTATGCTCCCAAACAGAAAGTAATTTTCTTCTATATTCTTCTCTAACTTCCAACGGAAGGATAGATGGACCATCATTTTCATCTTTGTCCATAACATAACTTACCCATATTTAACTATGTCTCTTATGTCAGCGAGAGCTGCTGCAGCAGAAGCATCTGTTTCTGCTTCATCTATTAGCATCCGTATATACTTCATTGCTAATTTTGCAGTAGAATGCTCTTCAGCATCTTCTTCAACTTTAACAGGCTCCTCTTTATGTGGAGCACGAGGTCCTCGATAAAATTTTTCTCTCTGCGCTTCTTTATGCAAAAGACGCTTCCACCTTGGCATATCGTAATCATGATCTTGATTATGTGCTTCTGTTAAAGGTTTTTCTTTACTAGCAGGATTATACATTTCAGTATAAATGTTTGCAAGGTTATTAACATACTGTGGATCAGTCATACTATTATTTATTCATAATAGAATATTTTAGTAATCTAACCCCATGGAGCAGTTGGTTTTATTTCAATCTCTTTTTCTACTATATTACCATCATCGTCTATTTCAGGTACTCCATCTTTTACCAACTCTACAGCTATTCGTATTCCAAAAATTGACATTAATGTAATAAAAGATATTACACATAGCAAAATAAATGCTGCAAAGCTTAAGGGTACAATAACGATACAAGGTATAAAAAATAAAATTGAAAAAATAGATCTAGTAATTAATTTTTCTTTATCTGAAGCAAGCATTGCTCCGAGTGTAGCAGCTAAAAGCAACGATGTAATAACCCAACAAACAACTCCAACAATAATACAAGTTTCAATTAACATACTCTTAATTATAGTATAGACATAAGAAAAATCAACATTGGTAAATTTGATTATGACGTCTATAGCATTGTTTTAATACTGTTTGCGCTACAGATTTTCCATGCCATTCACCAACTTCAACAAAACTATTATTTAAATCTTTATAATGCTTAAAAAAATAAGAAGCTATTTTTATAAACATAGGATCAATATCTTTCAATGATCTGTAGTTCCTTACATGAGAAGTAGGAGCGCCTAGTATTTTCCAATCCCTACCCCCACTATCAGTCATATCTAAAGCACCTATAATGTTACATTCAACTAAAGTTCCTCTATTAATAGGAGTTTCATTGTATATTAATATATCTAGAGGATCAGCATCTTCTGCTAAAGTAGAAGGAATAAAACCATAGGAACATGGATATACCATAGAACTCGGTAAACATCGATCTAATTGGAACGTATCTATTTTTGGATTATATTCGTATTTAGCAGATGTTCCTTTAGGTATTTCTACTATAGCATTAACAATTTGAGGCGATTGTTTATGGGGTTCTATAAGTTCTAAGTTCCTCACCTACATATTTACTCATGTAAGTAAACATGTCAATCATAGCTTTTCTCCTTTACCTACAGGAGGCAATACAATATCTTCAGGGTTTTTACCTGACATAGTTTTAACTTGAAAAGTATTACTTGGTGCTGAAGAAGTAGATAAATGAACATCATCTTGGGCTATAATAACACCTGGCTGTTGTTGTGGTGGTGCAACCGGTGCATGATGTCCGTTGCCAAATTTTACTTTAGCAGCAGTATGAGCTCCTACATTACCACCAACATATATACCAAATACCCACTTCATCATATCTGCCCATCCTGTAAAGTCAGTATGGTTAGTAAAAACAAAAGCAGTAGAAGCTATAAACAAAGCTAAACCTGCTATAAATTTACGTGACTTAATCATTAGAGTGGTGTATCTTCGTCAACCTCTTTAAAACCTTCTGCCTCGTCAGTTATACCTATATCTTCTTTACCTTCAGCATCTTCCGGCAAAGCAGCAGAAATACCTATAAGCTTATCTAAATTTGGACATCCCTCTTCATCTTCGATATCAGGATCTAACTCTGCCATAGGACCGGGCAATTCACCTTCAGCATCGTAGGTATCGGCATCTGGATTTCTGCGCTCATTAATGAGAGCTCCCCAAATAAGCTTATCGTCGTCTTTAATCATTAGTCAGTTGCGTGACCTTTTCCTGAGCCAGTGAAACCATGAGCTGCGCCCATCTTGTTCATCTTCTGCTCATATGACTCGTCCTCATGATGGCCTTCTGCATCTTCATGATCTTTAGCTAACTTCCTTTCAGCAGCGCCATAAGCATCTCTTGCAAGAGCATCTCTTTCATGATCAGTAAGAGATCCTTCTTTTTTAAGCCGCTCTTTAGCAGCATCGATTAAACGATCACCAGCAGTGCCCATTCCTTCGACTTTCTTAAGAAGATCAGCATCTGACAGCTTACCTGTCTTATCATGTTCAGCGTCTTCTTCTGCCATATGGTCGGCAGCTTGTTGAGCTAATCCTCCCATACTCATGTGTGCTCCACCCATCATAGCGCCATATGCTTCGCTAAGTAGGTCTATATCTTTTTTGAAACTTCTGTGTTGTTTGCCCATAGTAATATTATTTATACTAACTGATTAAATTATACAACTTTTTTTACAACTGCAAGTGCATAGTCACGATTAAGCTTAGCTATATTAACAGCAGGTATATCTTTCGGGCATACAGCTTCACATTCATAATGGTTACTACAACCACCAAACCCTTCTTCATCCATAGCTTTTACCATTCTTATAGCTCTTCTATCTTTCTCAGGCTTACCTTGAGGTAGACTATTAAGATGAGTAACCTTAGCACTTACAAACAACATAGCACTAGAGTTCTTACAAGCAGCTACGCAAGCACCGCAACCAATACAAGCAGCAGATTCAAATGCATGATCAGCATCTTCTTTAACAATAGGTATACTATTAGCATCAGGAGCAGAGCCAGTACGTACGGAAACGTAACCTCCAGCTTGAATAATACGATCTAAAGCAGATCTATCTACAGCTAAGTCTTTTAATATAGGAAATGCTTTAGCTCTGAAAGGCTCAATCCATATAGTACTACCATCTTCGAAATGACGCATATGAAGCTGACAGGTAGTAGTAGCATGCTCTCTACTATGAGGTACTCCGTTAATAGTTAACGAACACATACCACATATACCTTCTCTACAATCATGATCGAAATGGATAGGCATATCGCCCGAAGTAATAAGATCCTCGTTAACTATATCAAGCATCTCTAAGAAAGAACACTCAGCAGGTATATTCTTAGCATCGTAATCTTCTATACGACCTTTATCATCTGCGCTATCCTGGCGCCATACCTTAAGCTTCAGATCCATAGCTAAACATATTTAATCATAAAGGATCGAAGATCACTCGGCAAAAAATTTCTCCTTTGGTCTCTTTGGTCTTAAATATTTATATGGCAGAAAAAGAAAACAAATATGCAGATAATGTACCTGGCCCATATTACGTAGATGAAATGTGTATTGATTGTGATGCTTGCCGTCAAACTGCACCAGATAACTTCACGCGAAATGATGATGAAGGATATTCATACGTATATAAGCAGCCAGTGAATGCTGATGAAGAAGAGCTATGCTTAGAAGCTTTAGAAGGATGTCCTGTAGATGCTATAGGAAATGACGGTTAAACGTCAATAACTGTTTCAGATTGTCCTCCTAACTTAGCATAGGCGGCAACTAAGTCGTCGTATCTATCTGAACTACTATCTAAAAGATACTCTACTGTTAATGGAGTATTATGATAATCTTTTACAGCCTTATCGTACTCTTTCTCAATCATGCGCATACCTCTTTGATATGGATGATTACTCATAAAGTCTTCTAGCTTATCTATCTCATCGTTAAGCTTGTTCATCTCATCCTCTTTACCTTCTCTACGCGCCTTGTTACGATCCATACTTAATTTTGTCTTATTATATCTAGCTTCTCTATATGAGTCGTAATCATTCTCCCTTTTAAACTCCTCTGTCTCGTATTCTCTTTCTTTAGGTCTCTTCTTACCTATATCTCTATTAACAAATTGTACTAGCTTATTAGCAAAGTCCATAGCGTCTCTATCACTGCCTTCTCTCTGACCACCAATACCATGCTTATTGCTCATGTATAAAGACATGTAAGAGTTATCATCTAAGATCTGTTTAATTGTCTTACCTTCTAAAGATCTAAGAAAATCCTCAAGGGTACCCCCTTTCGGTATTAGAGCTGTAGTTCTATCTTCTTCCATCTCACCATGCGTCTTATTAGATGGTGCACTAGGAGGTCGGGTACGTCTATATCTACCCCCAGAGCCATCTCTAGCTGCATCTACATTACTAGGTGCACCGCCTCTAGACATATCAAATGATTTACCTTTAGGTGCCTTCGATGTACCTTTCTCCCAATTCTCTTTTAAAAGCTTATCTTTAAGACCAAAGTCTTTTACAGCTTTCTGTATCATAAAGCAATTACAATGTGGACAATCATCACCGCATTTACACTCCATTACTGGAGAGCCGCAGCAATCTTTAGAACACATCAATACTCCGTTTACAGCCTTCTCTATAAGGAGCTTAGTATCGTAAGCTTCAGCTAAAAATCTAAATTCGTTTTTTGCTCTCATTTATTTGCCACTGGTTATATAATCCATATCTTCTGGGTCAAATATATCAGTAAGTGCCCCAACTAATTCTTTAAGTGCATCAGCTACTTCATTGACGTTAATATCTTCTGGGTGTCCATCGATGCGAAGCTCGTCTTTAAACATCTCTAACGCTTCATGAACCTTTTTAATACCCTTGGCATGATCTGAATCATATTCAGCATCTTCATCTTTATAGATGTTATCATAAGCTTCTGCCATTAAATGAGCTTCTCGGGCATTCTTATTATAAATTTTATCTGCCATAATATTATTTATGCTAATTGTTATTTTATTCCCAAGGTACAGCACATAAACCAATAGTTGGAGTTTGTCTGGTATCTTCTATACTACCAGTTAAGTAAGACATTAGAGACCAATAACGATTGGTAGCAAATAGGAACTGCTTACAATCATCTTCTGTTAAACCAGATAAAGGAACGAATCCCGCGGGAGAGGGAGGTGGTATCTCTATTGTAATATTATTAAGTGAATCACCAAAGGTTCCGTTCCAATTAGCACTAAGAGTACAATTGATACCTAATACAACGTTATCTAATTCCCCACTAGTTCTCCATTCCCCCATATCTTTATTATAGAAATACTTAAACTGAACTTCTAGATCATATATATGAACTGATGTATTATACGCCATATACATATTTATTACTACCCCCTATATAGGAACTTTCGCGGGAGCGCTAAAAAATTTTTTTGAGACATGTCAAACCCAAGGTTAAGGAACACCCTCTCTATATAACCAATCTGGAGCGCTGACTGTCTCTAGCAGGGGGTCTCTCTGAGAGGGGGGCACTCGAGAGGCAAGGCCCCTCTCGCTCAGTTGCCCGAAACGAGAGGGGTGTTTGTTATGCCGATGAGAAAGTTATATTAGATCTTCTTCCATACTGCGTTAGAACCTCTGCCGTACTTCTTAAGCTTCTTATCATCTACTAGAGCCTTAAGCGCTACGTAGGTCTGACCTTTAGTTAAGTTGAAGGTAGACATTACCCGCTGCTCAGTAATATTAGGCGGGTCCATCTTAAGGATATTCTTTTTAAGTTCAGCCTTCCTATCCTTCTTAGACTTAATCTTCTTACCAGTCGTTACCTTATCGCCGATATGGAAGCCTTTATGACCCATAATAGCCTGAACGTCGATACACTGACCGAACCTATTCTTCGACACCGAAATAATTCTCGTAGTGTCATCATCGTTCTCAAGGTCATGAGTAATCATCATATTGACATCTACACTATGCGGTACGAGGGTCGATCCCTTCAGCTGGCCGTTCTTAGTAAGATGCATAATAAAGATCAACACACACTCGGTCTCCTTAGCTTTATTACAAAGAGTACTGATAGCGTACTGCTCGAGCTGCCTACTATTCATCTTAGTCTTAGTAGTCAGGGCCTGGAACGAATCGACGACCATCACATCGTTATCCTCCATAGCCTTAGCGATCGTATCGATATCGGTAACGTTAGCAATCTTAACGTTCTTAACAGCAAGGCGCCTACAAGTAAAGGCGAGCTGGAAGCAGTTCTCCTCCCCGGAAGCATATCCAGTAGAGTAGCCAGCCTGCGACAAATGCTCAAGAAGCTGCAGGGCAAAGGTAGTCTTACCGCACCCAGCCTGAGCCGTCAGCGTAATAGAGGCCCCGGGGAGTAACCCTTCGCCAAAAAGCTTATCGAAGTCCTGAACTCCGGACTTCATCCGATTAAAAAAGATCTCAGGGATCTCGATCTTACCTACTGCGGTAAAATCAGTCTGGTCAATACCTAGTTTCATCTGCATAACAATATTATAGTATAGTTCCTAAAGCCAATCCTGGCACCTTGCCTCTTCGTGATCCTTCAGCGCCTTCTTCAGCCGCTCGTTAATAACCCTATCATCGGGATTATTATTAGTATAACCAACAAGCCACATAAGCTCGTCTCTAAGTAGGGTAGCGGCTGAGCGCTCCTCCGTAAGTTTTTCAAAGTCTGTTTTCGGCATACTCTTATTATAGTATAGTTCCTATTGAGTCAGTTTATCTTCCAAAACATTCAACATTATCTCACAATCTTCATTGATCGCTTCTGCCTCGGTCCTAGTCAATCCTTCGATCGTATCGATGAAATCAACGATCAGCTCGGCAGCCTTAATGACTTCTTTGTTAGTAATCTTCTCTCTCATCCCTTTTATTATATCAGAGTTCCTTTACCACTTCAACCTATCCTCTAAATTACACAACTGATTTTCTAACCTCTCACTCCACAATCCATCCT